TACGCTCCGTACTCATGGTTAGATCCGAAGAGGCCCACCAATCTGTCTGGGCGATACGGCGGTTCCGCTCCTCGCGCAGCAGCTTCATAGGCTCGGCGGCATCAAGCTCTGCCTTCTTTGCAGATACCGTGGTCCATGATACACCCCAGTTATGTGGGTTGTCGGACTCGACAGCACTGCCATTGTCGTCCTCGCCGATAATCCGGCGGTACATGGCGTTGAACTCATCCTCTGTGGTCGGCTCACCACGAAGCACCCACTGTTCGTCAGGGATGAGGGCTGTGATTGCGTCTGCTACTGTACTCATTGGGCTATCTCCGTTGCTTTAATGGTGTATCTTTGTCCATTGGTATGAGTTGTTCCAGTGCCACCAGAAGCAGTCCCAAGCTTTGTTTGATAAGTCTGTGATGATGTGGAATTTGGGCTGTGTATTCCGATACCACTATGAGTAGCAGTGTTGAAGTCAATTTCACCGTTAACTGTACGGAATAGTTGGTTGCCCGAAGGGTCGTATAAATAAACAGTAGCGTAGGCGTTACTGCTCCCTTTTGCTATTTCAATCTGACTAACGTAAAATTCAATGTGAATGACACTGTTTGTGAATTTTGGAGTTATCGACACAGCAATCAAATCTACAGGTGTGGTGGAGTTTACCGTAACTGTTGTTGTTGCTGTATTAGTTACGGTTTGAATTACGGCTCCGGGTGCCTTGAGAGTGGTTATGTCACCTGTGCTATCAATAGCCAGCGCAGTGTTCCCGTTAGTCGGGTCTTGGATTTCGGAGACCTTCAGTATGCTGCTCATTGGGCAATCTCCATGACCGTAATTGCGCTATAAAATTGACCACCTACATTGATTCTGGTCTGTCCTGAGTCTGCGTTGTTATCCGTTGCAAACTGCAACTTGATTGTTTTTGCGCTAGTGTTAGATGCGTCAATAAAATATGACTTTGCCGCTCGTTGATATAAGTTTGTTGAACTAGAACCACCCACCGTCATTCCCAATTCATAACCAGCACCAGACCCCTTTATAACAGAACCATCAATGTTCAATTCGTAACGACCAAAGGCGTTTGTGGAAGTCCGTGTTTGCGTTATTGAAACATCTGTTAAGATGTATAACTTGCTATTCGCTTGCTTGGCCGTGAACGTAAAGCTACTTCCCGAAACATCGGACAATGAAGTTGATGTGGACGTGGAAGCGTCACTCCACTTATGGTGTGCGAACTGAACCACATGACCCGGAATAGCCACCCCGTTGCCGCTGGTCTTCTCGTTGATGGTGTTTACTAATAGTGTACTCATGGCTTACCCCAACAAAAACCCACTGAAACGGCTCTCTTGAGAACCGCTGTAATATTCTCCAGAACCGGTAAAAGCTATACGGAGTTGGTCGTTGGCGGACAAATCAAGAAGATGGCTCAAGGTCACTGTCACATGAATTTGCGTCACACCTGTTGGGTAACAATACGCATATGTCACGTTGCTGAAGTTTGAACCACCATCTGTGCTTTTTTGTAAGCGAAGGGTGCCGTCTTCACTATTGTCAACTCTTAGGTAAAGATAACAGTTGATACAGTAGACACCTGCTACCGGAATGGTCACAACACCTGTGCTGGTGTTGTATATTGAACCTCTATTAACTTCCGTTGAGTTGAAAACAATAGGACTAGTGTTGGTGTAAGCCCCGCTAGAATTATGTGCGCTCCATGCAGGTAACGCAGGTTGCGTCACACGACCTGACGAATCAACAAGCAGCCCATCCGTCGTGCTACCCGTCGCCCTAACCTTGTCTACATTTATTATCGAAGCCATACGCGCCTCACAGGATTGTCAGACTGCCACCGCTGGCAACCGTTATTGTTACGCCATCAGCAATCGTCAGAGGACCGATGCCAAGGGCATTCTTTGTGGCGGCTATGGTGGTGTCCTCGCTGACCGTCTTGTCGTTGGTGCGGAACGCCGCCGTGTCCACTAAGGTGTTCGTTGTCTGGAAGGACGGTGCGGTAATCTCACCGCTGAACGTGCCGCCAGACGCTTTGGATACTGTATCAGTAACAGTGAAAGCACGATAGGCGCGTATTACCAACTCATCATTAGTCGCGGCCCCGGTGCCAAGTGTGATTGTGTCGCCGTTGCTTGCTGTGAAGTCTGAACTGTCCAGATGCACCCCGTTAAGGTAAACATCAACGTCGTCACCACTAAAAGCCAGTATCGCACCATTTGCATCTGCCCCCGTAAATGCCGTCTGGTTGTTCGTAGCCACATACTTGAACAACTGCATCGCGTAGCTGGTCGGCTGGTCTACAGCGCGGCCAAAGAAGCGCACAGTGATTACGTCGCCGTTAGCTGGGGCAGCAGAGAATGTCAGGGTGTTGCCTTGCGCCGTATATGCCTTGCTGGTTCCCGGCTCCTGCACGACGTTACCAATGGTGACAAGCAGAGCCTCACCAGAGACAACGCTTTGCGCCAGCGTGAAAGCCGTCGCACTACCTGTCCCGGTAAAGGTCTGAAAGGTGATATCACCTATATTTGGGTCTACGCCTATGTAGGCCATTATGCCCCTCCTTTAGTGGGGTTATGCGTCTGTTGGGTAACTAACTGCGCCATAGACAACGGTACTGTTTTTAAAAACGCTAAAACCATTTCCTGCTATTGTAGGACCAGCACTGCCGGTAGCGCAGACAAATTGCATAGTTGTAGCGTTACTCTCTACATAAAAACCAACAAAAGTGACGTTACTATTAAGATTGGCAAAGTAAGAAACGCATCCTGAATGAACAAATCCAGTATTTTGTGACGCAAATGGCAACCCACTAAGTCGGTACTCAGACCCGGTGCCTCTAGAGTTAATATTGGCAAGAAACGTACAGTGAACTATACCACCTACCTTTACATAACGACCATCATTACCGTTGTTATAGGTAGCACTTCCACCAATCGACGGTGTCCAAGTACCCTGCTCATAATCATCCAGCGCGTTTGCCGCCGCCGTATCGCCGTTGAAGGTAAGACCACCGCCGGACAAAAGACGGGCGGTTTCAGAGCCGCCAGAAAACATCACCAAATCGTTTGTTAATGCACCAACCCTTACTGAACCATCATTGGATGTATTTGCATCTGAGAAAGTAGCAAAAGCATATGCTCCGGCTGTATGAGTTATGCTTGAAACTCTATTCCCACTGCCATTGACTGTAAGTGTCCTTGCGGGGGAAGCTGTGCCGATGCCCACATTTTCAGAACTATCAATCGTGATAGCTGTGGCATCTGAGTTATCATCAATGCCAGTGTTTAAACTGTCTCTTACGATTTTACTCAGTGCCATTGCCTAATCCTTATACTTCCTGTGCGTCCATGGCAGCTTGATAAGCTGTCTTTACACTGTTGCTCCACACAGCGTTGCAGATAGCTTGAACCTCAGTGCTTTCCCCGCTGATGTCTGTGTCACCCCAAGTGTCGCCTGACTTTGTGCTGCATTGCAGCGCATGACGATGGAAGCTGCGGCTAATCTCAACGCCATCTTTCTTGATGACCGTTGCCGTCCTGACTTGAACGGCTTTGTAGTCGCCGACGACCTCAATCTTGTCTTGTATCGTTTCTTCTGTCAGTGCCATTTTTATCTCCTTTGGCTTTGGACTGTTCGACCCACATCTCCGATGGGGTTATGTCGTAAAGTACGTTACTGTAGCTCTTAAATTAAAGTTGTTATTCAAATGGCTTGTATCTAAAGACCCCATGTCCGTACTTGAAGTGCCCGAAACAAAGTGAAACTGTGAATTTATTGTGCTAGCCATCGGAAACGTAACCATTGATGATATGGAAGTGGCCAAACCAGCAAAATATCCCACTGAACCGCTAGCCTCTACTGACGTGCCAGTAAGTAAATTTGAGACTGTAAAAGGTAAGTTGTTGATTTGAACGCTGCCAGATAGTGTGTTTTTGCTGCTTAATGAAATATACACATGAGCAACTACTAAACGCCCGACTTTTGTGTAAGAACCTTCCCTCGAAGAGTAAGAAGCCTCGCCGCCTGATGCGCCTGTAAAGTTTGGCGTGAACGTGCCTTCCTCATAGTCCTCCAGCGCATTGGCACTGCCGGTGCCACCAAGATACAGGTTGCCGCCAAGATACAGGTCTTTGAAGCGGTTGCCAGAAGAACCTAAATCCATATAGTTATCTACGAGAGCAGAATGATTGCCGCCTCTGATTGAAGGTGTATTGCCACCTATGGGATGTAATGATGCACCTCCCGCTCCAGCAGTCCGTACATCACCAACGAAAAACGATGTAACGCCAGACCTTGACTGAACATTCCCCACCTCAGTGTTGTCTTTATAAAAATCTAAAATCCCGCCGTCGCTGCTCAATCTATTTAAACTTAGAGTTTTACTGCCATCTGCTGTGTGAAATGCTCTCCCGCCATCTCGTAACTCGTGACCAACAGTCTGATAATTTGAAGATGTTTTATCCACCAACACATTTTCTGAACTATCAATCGTGATGGCGGTTGCATCCGCATTGTCGTCGATGCCGGGTGATGTAAACGCGCCTGTAAACGTACCTGTCGTCGCCGCCAGCGCAGAGTTAGCATCATGCTCTAGGCGCGGGTTGATGGTCGCCTCACCACGGTAGATGACATAGATGTTGCCGGTGCCTGAAGCTGGAGCCGCACTAAATGTCAGTGTCGTGCCGGATGCAGTGTACGCCTTGCCAGACCCCGGTTCCTGCTGGACGTTGTTGACAAACACCTCAAGGTCTTCGCTTACATTGACAGACCTGTTCAGCGTA